AGCGAACGACATTTTATCCAAGTCGCCCCGTTTCATTTTTGGGACAATGGCTCGGACATCTGGATCGGTCGGATCAAGCAAAGCACGGATGTGCAGGCCATGATCGTCTTCCGAAAGTTCAAGGGTTCCGCTTCTGCTGCGCGCAAGTGGTAGCCCATCATGATTTACAAGAAACACAACATCGTCGCGTCCAATGGCATCTCTGAATGCGCCAGGCGCGATTTGCTCCCGCCATCTTCCGCCAATTACTGTTTCCTGATTAAAGACAGCCGCGTAACCCTCGACGCTGACCGTCACGTCATCGACAGCCCGCACCTCGAAAGATGCAGCCGCCCGATTTTCACGGTTGTCCATGTGAAATTCCTTTAAATGTTTGGGGTTTTTGGTCGTTTAAACCTATGTGGGACGGCAGTTGCCGCTCCTATTTGCCATGGGTGGGTTGTAAGTCTCATCCCCTACAGCTCACCCATCGGCGCACTGTCATTGTGTCGCAGTGTACTTATTGATCTCATTTTAAAACCGAGCCGTACAAATGAGTACAATTGCTACCTTAGCATTGTATCTCTCCTAGAGGGTGAGGCTCCTGTTCACGTTGGCTACGAAGAATTTTCCTCACCCTCACTTTGAGTTTCAATCGGCACTGTCGCACCTTGGATCATCAGATCATCGCCACCAGGCAAAGGTTCCATGCCTTCTTTTTCGCGAACTTCATTTGGCGTTTTGATGCCGTTCTGGATCGCAGTTGCATGGGCTTCCATGCGGGTTTTCAGATCACCACGAAGCAAGCTATCGACGTTAAACCGAACTTCAAAATCACTATCGCGACCAAACAGCTTTAGGTTCATCTCCTGCTCTGATTGTTCAATCCATCGACGCAGCGTGTGTTTCACAAAGTGCAAGTCTTGTTGCTCAGTATTTGAATATGTGCCATCCGACAAATCCTGCAGGAATACTGGCGGCAAAGAGTAGATGCGTGCGATCTGTTCGATGCAAAATTGCTGTAGTTCCAACAGTTGCATTTGCTCTGGCGAAAACCCGACTGACCGCAACTCATGCCCAGCAGGGAGAGCCATCACAGGACGCCCTTCCCTTGCAAGCCTTGCAGTGGTCGCAGCGATGTCTTCAGACGCTCTCTGAGCCGCTGCGCCGCTCTGGAATGGCCCCTGTAGCACCGCAGGCGGAATGCCACCTGATTGAAATGCTTTTGACCCGTAACGCGCTGCCGCAATCGCCAATCCGATGATATCCTTGTTTGTCATCACAGGACCACGGATGTCGATCTGATTGTGCTTAAGCATGAAGGTTAGATCGATGACCTCAGATGCCTGATAGACACGACTTTTGCTGCGATACGTCTTTGTTGGGAATTCTGCGGTCACCTGCTCCTGCACGTGCAAGTCTGCGGGGTCTAGCGGCACAAGATCAGTAACATCACCACGGCCATTACGCAGTATAAGAGTAACTGATCGTCCACCTGTCAGAACCTGCTCATACGAATACTTGCGCCACTGAAAAGATGACGTTGTCGGATTAATTGCACGGTTCAGCCAAGCACCAATTCCATCAGTCACACGCTCATTTCCGCGATACACTTCCAGCGGCAAGCTAGCCAATGTGCCAGAGATAAAGTTGACCGCAGCCCATACCGCAGGAACGCCAAGCGCATTGTCGATATTCACCGTCACACCAGCGGAAGATTGGAAGTCACCCCACCCCATAATGTGCAGAAAGTTTTCCGCGGACACAGGAGCATTCGGGTTTTCGAGTGACCGCACCTCAGCTTTTTTAAAGTTGTCAAACAGACCCATGGTGTGGTTTCCTTGAGTAAACGATCATTTTGAGAAGACCGATTATGATAAAATTTGGTTTAACATGGCTGGGCGGTATTCTTGCCCTCTACGGTTTTGCAGAGATCATTTACGAAAGCGTTGTACTGTTCTCGTTTTATGGCGATTTACCTATTGAAGAACGCTCAGAATTTATGGGCTGGCTGCAGTCAGCAGAAGCCTCCGCGTACACAGCTGATCTCAAAAGCGATTATGCACGCGGCATATCTAATCTTTCGTTTGGTTTGATCATGCTTGGCCTGAAGCGATTGATCGATGCTGTTGAGGATCGCAACAACGCAAACGTCACGCAAATGACCGCCAAGAAAGACTTTGGCAACTGGCCACCTTCGGTATAATCATGAGCCGCAACAGACCACCACGCATAGAACCAAAATTACGTCGCCCATCACGCGCACGCTCTGACTGGCGGGGTAATATCCATCAACCGCAGCAAAAACCAAAAATAACAATCGGTCAAAAACCGCACAAATGGCACAACAGCTTTTTGCTCGAACGCCGTGAAAAAAGCGATACACCCTTTGAAACGAGGTTCTTTTTGTTTGCCGCTTGGGATGAGGCAAAGAAGTATCGCGAGCGGAGACCAGTATTTGGGACCATTGCACAAATACTCATCGTGATCGCGTTCATTGGTGTCTTTGTTTTCTAAACAGCCAACTTAAAATCTGGATCATCCCACGGTGAAGTCGGCTGTATCAGATCGTCCAAACTCATGCACCCTAACGCCATTGCCAGAGCAACCAGTCCGTCGATCTTTGAGTAACTTTTAGCCTTGTGCAGTTTCCTATTTCCAGCAGGATCAGATTGCACAACAGCACCCGCTGCGCACATGTTCAGAATTGGGTTCGCACCATGGCATAACTTGCGCTCTGCGACTAAGCGTTCGAGTTTATCAACCGCAGGCGACATGTCGCGAAACCCCTGCCCGAACGGCTGCATGGGTATTTGTGCGCCGATATTGTCCAGCTCACGCGTGAAGTCATTGATGCGCCAGCGGTCATAAGCCAGCAGTTGCAAGTCGTAGGTTTCGCTTAAATCAGCTACAGTTTGTGCAACCACTGCAGGCTGAATAACTGGTCCATCAATTGCAGTAAGATAACCTTGGTCGTGCCAGATGTCGTAAGGCGTTTTTTCTGCTGCTGCCTTATCCCTTAGCCCATCCTTAGGGAGGAAAAAGTGGGCTTGGACGTGATATTTGTCTGCCTTAGGGAAAACAAGAACGAGAGCGGTTAAGTCTCGGGATGCAGACAAATCAAGGCCAGCGTAACAAACGTCACCCGGCACGACTTCGGGTTGCGCAGCATTAGCCTCCCACTCTGCCCGAGAAAGGAATGGCGACTGCGCCTCGATCCGCTGGTTCAGGTAAAGCCAACGGAAACTGTTTGCCTTTGCGGGTAGCCGTTCGGCCTGTGCCGCAAAGTCTTCAATATCGCTTAACGACCGAAACTGAGCCATCGCAGGGTTAGCCGCAGCCCATGCCTTACGATCCGTAACTTCACAATCTTTTGGTGCTGTATAAAGGTGCGAAACAATACGCGGATCAGCAGAATTAGCGGCATCATCAAGCCAAATAGAAAACAAATCACCATCGGTAGCAGCCTGCGTAGAGATCGCGATCAACAATGGCTTTTCATGCGCGCCTTGCGCAGTTTCAATGGCTTCAACAAAGGAGTCGTGGGGACCGCGGACCTGTCCAATTTCGTCCATAACCGCGAGTACGGGCGATAACCCGTGGGCTGTCCCCGCCTCTGCACTAATCGCTTTATATTCGACATTCAATAGCAATCCGACCAAACTTTTTTGGCTTGGTATGACCCGCACAATTTTTGCTAATTTCGGCGATAGCCTGACCATTTTTTCGGCCAATTTAAAAACCAAAGCAGCCTGATCACGGGACCGTGCCCCACTGATAATCTGGCTGTTTTGTTTAGCCTCTGGACCTACAAGATGCGCTAGGACGATAGCAGCAATAAGTGCCGACTTACCGTTTTTGCGTGCCACCGAAAGATAAGCGCGCGATGTGCCTTCTGGGTTGTCATAAACGTCCAGAACAAACTTTCGCTGAAAGTCTAGCAGCTTTAACGGCTGTCCGACCTTGCTACCTTCTGGGATCAGACAAAACGCTTCAATAAATTTGCAAACCTTTTCTCCGCGTGTCATCGTATCGGCATCTCGTTTTTTGGAGTTATGGTATGAAATTATTTCAGCAAATCGCTTTTACTTTGATCTCTACCGTCGTCGCGACGGGCGTCTTCGCAGAAGAGATAAAACAACCATTTTTCTCACCAACCCACATAAGCGTTGCAAGTACAAAATTGACTGACGACGCCAGAGATGGCTGTTGGACAAACTTAAAGCAAAGCCGTGAGTATCTAGACGAGCAGTTAAAACTAAATGGCTACGAACATGTGGAGGACGCAGGCGAATACGGCTACCTCACTAAAGCTGAATGGACATTTGCAAATCGCACCTTCACAAAGATGCCTGATGAAATACCAGAACACGCAGGCTATGCTGGTTATCTGGCGATGCTACAGAAAAATTACTACGAACCGACCATTCAAGTAATTGCCAGCAGGAACGAATTTGGACGGTGCTATGGGTTTGTTCAGGTTTCTCTTAATCGCTGGGTTTCATCTCATCACATAGAGAGATCGTACAATGTCGAAGTAGATTACATTCGGCAAATCTTTATGAATGCAGACAACGCCAACGGTATCGTTTTGGACATGTCAAAGAAGTTTGTAAAGCACGTCAAAACTCGCGTTAACGAGTAATTTTGCAGCAAAAGATAAGTCTATTAATCAAACCTATTGAACAACCGACGTAAAACATAACTGCGCATCATGCTGATCGTGGTGAACGCTAGTCCGATTATGAAACTGTCCTGGACTGTCACCATGTAACCAAATGCGGGCAGTACAAAGTAATTTGCCGTCACAGCAACTAAGTAGCCGACAAATACGTTAGCCCCCGCCTCTATTGCACTTCTACGCCGTGATTGGCCTCGTATTGGGGCAGTCATCCAAACTACCTCACGCCGCTGCCTCAATTCCTAACTGCGTTTCCGCAAATGTCTTACCAGTCTCAGCATGGATGGCGTCTTTGCCCGTGTATTCTTGCCAACGAGTGATGGTGACATCGCAATACACAGGATCGACTTCCATAGCGCGTGCACGGCGACCGTGCTTTTCACACGCAATTACGGTGGTGCCGGAGCCGACAAAGCTATCCAAAACCAAGTCGTCGCCCTTTGTATTGTTCAGCATTTGGTAAACAAACAGCTCAACTGGCTTCATTGTCGGGTGTTGTTCGCTTTTGCTGGGGCGATCAAAGTTTAAAATGGTGGTTTGCTTGCGATCTGAAGCCCAAAGGTGCGACGCGCCGTCTTTCCAGCCATACAAGCAAGGTTCATGCTGCCAGTGGTAGTCTTGTCGGCCCATAACCATAGATTGCTTGCGCCAAATCAAACATTGCCGAATTTGCCACCCAATATCGTGCGCAGCGCCTCTAAAATTATACCCTTCGGAGTCCGCGTGCCAGATGTAAAACACTGCCCCAGCTTTCATCACTGCATCGGCAGCAGAATAGGCATCAACAAGGAACTGCCTGAAATCTTGATCGCCCATTTCATCGTTTTTTATGACCAGCGCGTCTTTGGTTTTACCAACATAAGCGACGTTATATGGCGGGTCTGTAAGCCACATATCGACCAGTTGGTTTTCGCAAAGAGTCTCGAGATCGGCGATGCTCGTGCTGTCACCACACATTAGACGATGGTTTCCTAGGTTCCAAACGTCACCTTTGACTGTGACTGGCTGTTCTGGTGCTTCCGGTACCGCATCATCGGACGTCAAGCCCGCGTCTGGCTGTTTTAATAGCTCAACCAGTTCATCTTGGCTGAAACCCATTAATTCACCGAAGTCAGAAGCCAAATCTTCCAACTCTACCTTTAAAGCATCGCTGTCCCAGTCGGAGTTCAACGCGATCTTGTTATCAGCGATGACCAAGGCGCGACGTTTGCGGTCATCTAGCCCAGTTACGGTGATTGCAGGCACTTCAGACATATTCAGCTTGCGTGCAGCCAATAATCGTCCATGTCCCGCGATTAGGTTGTTATCTTCATCCACCAAAACAGGGTTAGTGAAACCAAACTCGCGGATCGACGCAGCAATCTGTGCAACCTGCTCTTCTGAGTGAGTTCGGCTGTTTAAAGCATAGGGTATTAACGCATCGACTTTGGTGATCGTATGCTTAAAGAAACTCATGTGATCGGGCTTTCATTGAATTTTCGGGCAAAATTTGATATACTTGAGTCTATGGGCCACCAGAAAACGGATGCTGGTGGATAGTAGGCGGTCGCGCGACCGTCCCTAGAGCGGACATTGCCACCCGCTTGATCAAGGTACGGCAAGGCACGGTAATTTTTAAATCTAGTGGCGATCTATCCGGATCACTGCACAAAGAGGAGAAAATTTATGTGTAGTTCCGTAAACAGCCTGCGCTATCAGGCTCGCAAACTTGGGCTTAAGGTTTCCAAATCTGGAGATCACTTCGTAATACTCAATTATTCGCATGTAGGGAATTATTGGGTGCCGATAGAAGAATGCTGGGGGAGTCTCTCGCATCCGCTATGTTTCGAAGAAGCGTCTCGAATTGTGAAAGATTACGTTTAAGTTTGCTGCCCTCTCAGTCGCGCGATTGAGGGGGCATTTTAATGCGTGGGCATTGCGATCAAACCTTCCACACCAAGATCGTGTAAAAGTTCTCTCGCTTGGTTTTCGTTTTTTGCTGATCCATTTAATGTGCGTGGATCGCTACTGAGCTGGTTAAGTGACATCGAACGGATGACAGCAAGCTGCCGACGCTCAAGATTGTCCACTACTGCCAGCAGTGGGTTTGGTATCAATGTGCCGCGCTTGTTCTGTATGAGGACACCAGAGCGATCTAACGTGGATTGGTGTTCCCGAATATCAGCTTCCATACGCACAACCTTGGCCAACAGGATTAAATCCATATCCCGCCAATCTTCGCGTGCGCGTGCGCGGGTGAACTGGTTCCAGATGACGTGTTCTTCCTCACTCCTAAGGCTTATTCCATCAGGTAAAGGCACATCGTCTATTGCCCCGGCAAAGCCGGATAACGCCGCGGACGTTGAATTTTTGTCTGTACGATTTTTCACTGGGTTTTTTCCGTAAACGCTAAAAAAGTCGACTGGGGGCGCCGGTTACCAGGTTAACGGCCTTGGTCTTCGACCCACCCCCTGCCAAAAACATCAAAGTTGACACAGGTGCGACAATATGTCAGTTTTTATTTACACTTGGTTTTTGTCGTATTCCTCTCGAATGCAAGACAACATCCCAATTTTTCAAGTGTAACTGATGGCCGTGGATGGAACTTCTAAGACCCTTTAACTACGCCACGGTCATCAACTTTAGAATGCTGTGAATACTTGGCTCTCGGTTGCGTCGGTATTTACAGGACAGTTGCGGGTGCTACTACTACACACAAATTCGTACGCACCCGCAGCTTCTTCAGCTGACGCTAGGATGCTTGGGATCAACGGGCCAGCCGTCTGCACCTATTGTTGTGTCGTATCCAAGTGCCTCTTGGCTTTGTATGTCACCACTGTGGCAGGTCCAGCAAACCGACTGCAGATTATTTAAATCAAAGAACAACTCTAAGTCGCCTTTATGTGGCTTTAGATGGTGAACTACTGCGCTGCGTGGACTACGCCTGCCCGCTTGTAAGTGTACACCACAGCCAGCGTGCTGACATCTGTAGGCGTCGCGTGTAAGAGCCTGCCTACGAAGCGTTTGCCAATGCTTGGAGCTATACAGTACACGGTACTGGTTCGCTTCTTTACTACGCTGGTCAGATGACAAAACTAAACCTCGTTAACAAACACTGGCTAAACATTCAGTGCAGCGCGTGCCGCCACGATGTTTCAGTTCCTGTGCAGAAGTTTATCGACCTAGGCGTCAACGACATTTTCGACGTCAAAGCTAAGTCCAAGTGCAAACGTTGCGGACGAAAAGGCGATGCTGAGATCGTGATTTATTACCGTAACGAATACGATGTTGAGCGCGAAAAAAATGCTGCACCCGACGAAGATGCAGCAGTGATGAATAGTGAGGCAATAGAGAACAGGCTATGATCGCTATTTTATATAGAGAAACGTAGAAAAAACGACCTGTCAACCATATTTTGTTATTTTTTCTATTTCGTACACAATATCTAGTGCCGCTTCGTCCTGTGCACGTTTGAGCTGACGTGTGTTTACACCGATCACATGCGCTATCTTTTGCGGATGCATTCCCGATGCTTTTAGGTATACCGCACGCTTTAAACGGGACTTGTCGCCCTTCCTAGCCAGCGCATTGTGATGCCAAAGATGTAGGATCAACTCAGCACGATCTATTTGCTCCGCAGAGGGCCGTGACGGCTTCATATCTGCAGATGGCAGGCTTTCCAAATCGCCCTTGAGGTATGCAGATAGCAACTGCCATTGAGTGATGTCATCTGGCGCGTCTGGCAGCGATGAAGACGATGGAAACCCGGTGCGCGGTGGTGCGGGGAATGATATCCGAGACACATGCGCGGCGTCGCGTATCAATTGCCACCCGATATGTTTATCACTTAATCGCGCGTCGGCTTTGATATTGTCGAGTGCCGCGCTTTCCGCTGCGCGCAGGGTCTTCGGCCAGTCGTGGTTGGCTAAACGGATTTGGATCGGCTGTGACACTATACTTCTCCCATGGTGGTGCTGATAAGGTGATTTTGCCGCCATCCGCGACAGACGTTGCGCGTGCAAGTTTTTGACGTTTGATGTCGTCTTTACTCCAACGGCTCATCTTTGATCCCCTTTCAACTCACCCGCCAGTGCGAGATAGTTAATCTGATCAACGATGTGGTCCGGTTGGTATCCGAGATCAAGGCGCGCTGCTTTAAGTTCGGCCATTATTCGCGCAGCCTGAAATGGTGAGACGTATATACCCAACACCAAGCCAAAGCGGACGGCCATATTTGAGAACAGCATGTCTGCGTCGCCGTACTGTTCTCCACGTTCAACTAAGATTTCGTCTGCAGACGCTAAGACGTTCCTTGCAATATTACCCATGCAAAATCTCCCACTTACGTTGGATTATGAGATCACGCTGCCACTGGCTGTATCGTTTGAGCTGTGGCGCGTTTAAAATTTTGCGGCGATTAGCGATCCCCTCTAATTCACCAAGATCAGAAATGGTCGCGAGCATTGCGCTAAATTCCTTCTCTGTCATATCTGCAAAATCTTTGGCCATTTTGAGGTCAGGTTTCGGGACAGGACACTCAGATGTAAGACATCTGAGCGTTGTCCTGTAATGTCCCAAATTAAACCCAGCCTGTCCTAGCCTTGTCCTGACCTTGTCCCAGACTTTCTTAACCCTCTGAATTTCATCAGGATTTTTCAGGACAAACTCTGGGACATAGATTTTGATTGTCCTAGAATTTGGGGACAACGAATTTTGCTCTGTCCTACAAGCTATTTTACTCATAATTGTCCCCCGTCACGATTGACCGCCCATCGACCTTGAAAACCTTGCGATCAATCAAGTCTTTGATGAAACGATTGGCGTTGCGCTGGGATGTGTTGAGTTCGTCTGCCACATGCTGTTTGAGTTCGGCCCGCGGTATATTGCCAAAATCAGAATGCAGATCAAACTGATGGCGCACTACATCCAGCTTGTCTTCGTGAGTCATAGCCTGACCCGTTGGACGACTGTCCGTTTGCTCCAGCGCAAGCGAAGTCACCACCTCACCCTCTTCCGTTGTCACGTTGATCGAAATCTTGGTGAACAACATCGCTTCAGGTTCGGGTGCGTCCTTCATTTTAGTTGGTTTCAGCTCAATACAGTGATCGCCAACCGCTTTGACGTGGTATGACGCATCCATACGATCCCGCAGTTTTGTGGACCCTTTTGCACGGTGTTGTGCGCCATGCCCGACGTGCGCCACGATTAAAACGGTGCAGGCAAATTCATTACGGATGATGTCACATAGGTCGAGGTAGACTTTGACGTCGTCGTTACTGTCCTCAACCCCAGCGATTGACCGATCCAATGTGTCGAACACGATCAGCCTCAAATCACCTTCGGCATCGCGGATAAAATTCAGCTCGCGGATGACATCTTCGATTGTGTCTTCGGCTAGTGTCACGCCCTTCATCGATTTAAAAAACAGCGCGTCTTCGGCGTCAAAACCGTTGTGGATCATCCAAGCCGCAGTTCGTCGTGAAAAACCAGCGTTGCCTTCGCCAGAGATATAGGCAACTGGCCCTTTTTGCACGGCGCGCCCATGGTACGGATGCCCCGTTGAGATACACAATGCTGCATCCAGAACGACGAAGGTTTTGCCCTCACCAGACCCACCAAACACAATAGCCTGCGTATCCGCCTCAAAGGTATCTTCGATTATCCACTCAGGCGAACGCGGTTTGATTAGGTGCAGCTTTTGAAACAACGCGCCGGGACGCTTCGCACCTTGAATACCGCGCACGATTGGCCCCTGCCCGGATTGCACCCAAACATCGTTCCAGTCCCAACCCGCTTGTGACGGCGCAGCCCAGCGCATACCAGTTTTCGTCGCCGCTTCTATTCCGGGGTCGTCGTTGTCGGCTGCGACGATGATTTGGAGACGGGGACGGCTTTCAAGCAACTTCTGGCAAACCAGTGGTAGGTTGTGACAGTCGATTGCAAAGACCGCAGGCATACCTGTTGCCATTGCGACAGATGCGGTTGTGGCCCAGCCTTCAGCAACAATAACCTCACCCTCTTCAGGCAGCACCCCACATAGGCCAAATACACCGCCACTTTTATCCAACCCCGTAGAATTACGCTTGGTGCCATCGGGCTTAATCGTTTGATGTCCTACCTCTTGAAGACTGAGGTCATATAGCGGCACAACAACGTTCGCACCTTCAAGGCGCGCCCCGATCAGATCGACCATTTTTCGTGTGTGATATGGCGTATCCTGATCGTACAGCGGAAAATCCTTAAAACTCGCGTGAATAACGTTGTCGCTTTGTGTTGGCAGAGACGGCGCGCAGCCGTCCCCACGAATGATTTCGTCACGGGTTTTGAAGTCGCAGTTTTGTCGACAGTGATGTTTCACATACCCGTTGTAATTTTCGATCCAGAAGCGATCAGTGCCGCCGCAGTTCGGACATGGACCATGGAACTCTTTGCCCGTCCGTTTCAGTCCGTACTGCTCGATTATGCGGCTTGACCACTCAGACCATGAAGCCTGCTCAAACCCTGCCATGTCGCTAGAACATCGTGTCTAGATTATCGGCCATGACGGCTTCTTCTTGCAGTGCATGCAGCTGCGCCTGACGTGATTTACACAGCTTAAGTTCACGCTCAATGACCGTTGACCAATCATGGCCGCGAAGAACGCGGTTCAGGTCGCTACGCTCCCATGCGCCCGTCAGCGTTATACGCAACTCCTGCGTTTCGATGTCAGGCCCATGAATGTACATTGGTTGATCTGTCAGGATCGTAATGTAGGTTTTTGTGGCGTTACCGTTTTCAGGCCCGTATTCGACCTCAACTTGAAGGCTGTTGAAATCGGAGCGTTTGTCTGGAAGTGCAATCATCTTCTACCCCTCCACGTATACTTTAATGTCGCCACACCAGTCGGTCGGCTTCACCGAAGGCCAGATGCGGTCGTGATAACCAGCTGGCAATGGTGAATTGCGACGGCACTCTAGCACCATTCCGTCTGGCTGTTGTTCTTGCGAACAAAACACGCAATCAACACAACAACTGATTTCACCACCCAGCGCATGATCATCGACCGATGCGACTAGTTCGTCCGCGCCTTCTAAACCCGATGGGTCTAACTGCTGATATTCACCACAAGAATAACTGTCGTAAATATTCGGAAAATAGGCAGCGGTACTGGGTGAACTTGCGACCGGGGGGTGCCGCGTACAGACTAAATGCCCCCCGATGCTCTCTCTGAATTTACAATGCATGCAAGTCATGACCAACAACCTTAAGCGAATGGAATTTCATCGTTAAAGTCGTCAAAGGCGGACGCGACCGGATCTGTCGAACCAGACAAATCAGGGAAATCCTCAACGCCACCATCCATGTAGACAGGCTCTACAAGCTGCAATGCCTCCAGAAACAGGGACATGCCCCACTTGCCCGATGCAGGCGAATTGGTTGGCAGTGCCGAACACATCACGTTTACCTTGCTACCACCACGAAACGCGCGGTTTTCCACTGGCTTGCGCTGGGTATCCACAATCGCAGGCTCCAAGTTAGATTTGCCCTTAGCCGTTTTGCACTTCTTGCGGATCGTAATTTGGATTGAACCGTCATCCAGCACGCGGCGGCTATGAATGCCTGCATACTCACCAAGGCGACTGTCGCGCTGTGCCACAGATTTGAAATGCTTACTGAGCTGGCCGTCTATGCGGTCATCCTCATCAGGCGACAGTGTTATCACTGCGCTCCACCCCGCGCCCGGAGTTTCAGTGGAACACTGCTCCGACCGCCCAGCGGCAGAATTGTAGACGCTTGGAAACTCCAAGTTGTTGTAGGCAACCGTGCCTGAGATCATCATGCGTAAAAAGTCCATATTCTTGCTCCTATGGATTGGTGTTTGCGCCTTTTGGCGGCTCTATAGAGGTCCAGACAGGCCATCCTGTCGTCGGCTCCTCTGTTTCAATGTCTGCTTTGACCTTGGCCAACAGACGATGAAGTTCCTGACGGGCAAATTCCTTTGCCTCTTCAGAAAAAACTGTGATGTGTGTTGCAAAGGGCGGCTTTTTTTCAGCCCAAAAGATTGCCCATTTTTCGACGTCCAAACCCGCCAAATTCGCGCAGCGTTCGTACCAAGCAAGCTGTATGTGATAGCTTAACTCGTAGATTTTGTCCTGTACGATTAGAGGAGCTGCCGACTTACAAGTCTTCAGATCAACCATAATTTTATGCTTGTGATTGTACCCATCGATGCGCCCTTTGAGATCGATCCCGTACTGCGCGTCACGCACCAAGATCGATAACTCTTTGTCTGTGTCGGGATCATCAATGAACCAGCGCATCTGCTGATTGTTTTTGACCGCTTCGGCAGCTCCCGCGCCTGCATCCCACTCTTTTCGGGTAACCAGCGTTGTGCCGAAAGGCTCCACCTCTTGGCGACGCTCGTGGAAATTACCTTGGCGCGTTTGCGCCTCGTAAACCTCAATTGCTGGCGGATCAGCCATCTGACGATGTGGCTCCCAAGTCAAAACGTGCGCGACAGTGCCGGGTGCTGCAACGTGCGGTGCAACTGTGGATAGCCCAGAGCCGCATAGAAGGTGTGCACGCGTGATCGCAGGATCATTAAGCAACTTTGCGAACGAAAAATTGCTCGCAGGTAAGTCACGATATGTTTGTTCTGGTAATCCGGGATGAATGCCGTAACCGATCTCTGTGCCATAAGACTCAAATTGTATGCCGGGCATTTTGATCGCTCCTTTCTAGTTTGAGTAAATTTCGCCAGCCCCTTTGCAGGACCGACAGGTTTCTTCGACGTCGACTGAAAACGGGAACCCCATCGGATCGCTCATTTCAGTTACAATCACCCCCGCTCCACCGCATTCGTGGCAGGCAGCTTTTTGAGCGTTTGAGGAATGAAAAAATGTCTGCGCGCTTTGCTCCAACGCAATCTTGTAAAATGCGGCTGGCGTCATCGTGACCAGCTCACCCTTAAGATCGTCAAATTCGTTGGTGCGGCCCCAGAAACACTGAAGCAAGTCAGGCAATTCTTGAACGACCTGCCAATCGTGACGGTCGTAGCGATACCAGAGGACCGGTATGCGCCCAGATTTCCGTGAGGCTGTTTTAACCTGACGCCACCAAGTTGCGATTGAACCGCTACTGGCAACGCGTTTCACCTCAATCTCAAAATCCCACGCGGGGTTAGAGCATTTGATGTCCGCTTTGCCCGCCTCTTGCGTTTGGGACAGTTCACGGCTGAACGCACACTTTAGCTCAAGGCCAAGGTTATCGTTCAGCAGTTTGACGACCTCTAATTCGCCCGCTTTCCCTTTTGCGCGTGAATTAACCATCGTCTTGTTCCCAATCTGATGGCTTCACAGCACCACCCGTAGCCAATGCAATTTTATTAGCGGTGGTTACGTTGGGCGTGGATTTGCGGGAAAGATAACGCGAGAGGGTCGCTTGATCTTTTTCGATGCGTTTCGCCAGATCGCGCTGCCCAATATTCTTCGCGCGCATATAAGCTGCCAATTTGTCGACTGCATCGCCCGTTTCCGTATGCACTTTCTTCTCCTTTCAAAATCTAGACAAACCTCTCCCGTGCGCAGAAATGGGCTTTTTACCCACCGCTGCGTTGCAAGACGCGATCACGACAAGATTCGTTTTCCTGAGACCCAAAAAGACGGAAAGTTTTGAAAGCGTCTAGGGCAAATTTCAGAAATTTTTGAAAGTTGCGGGTTGACGATCCTTTTGGATACCGTTGTGGTCTTCTGAAAATTAGACACAATATGTTGTTTTTTATGCGATTTCACATCGAATCAAACTGCAGACGCCCACCAAGACCCAAAATTAATTTTTTTTCGCGATAACGATGCAGTGATGCATCAAGCACGTCTTGTCGTAGAAATTTCTGAAAGTTTTCTTGACGACATGATGCGATTCTGCATATCAATGCCTAAAAAAAGCCGAACAAAAGTTCGTGAGAGGCAAAATATGATCTGTGTGAGTGAGGCCAGCCATGGCCGATAAAGAATACATTCAACCGAAGTTAAGCTGGATGTCCGATGAGAATAAGGAACTTCGCGACTGGGTTGAGCGTCACGACATCGATGAGATTGATGACTTCATAGAGCAAATGCCTTGGAAGATGCTTAAGAATTTGCGCATAGAGCAGCAGCTTAAGCAGCCAGAAGTGGCTAAGTTAGTCGGCATCAGCGTTCCGCAGTATAGTAAGATTGAAAACGGTTACTTTTTCCCAAAGCGTAATGTCGCCTTAATGCTTGCTACAGCATTCGGTAAAAGTTCGATCGTTGAGTTAGCTGCTGCGTTAAATGACCAGTGGCGCGGAAAAATACGAGAAAGCCAAGAAGCGATCCGTAAAAAGCACAGCTTAATTGGTAAGGAACCCGGCAACTTTAAGGTTGATGTCGGTAAAGCTGAAATGAAAGTTGAGAGGCATCGGATGCCTTTGCACAGCCTAGTGGACACACCAAAGGTATTTTCACAGGAACAAACCGTGCAGATACTTGCAGATGATGCGACGCTGATCCCTACCCCACCGATGTTGGTTGGTATCGAAGACGCTTACGCAATTACAGCTCCTAATCATCACATGCATCCGCGGTATTCGGAAGGCGACACGGTGTACGTGCATCCCGGTCTAACACCACAAGAAGGTGACGATGTGGTCATAACCCTTCGTTACGCAGATCGAGAGATTGCATTCATACGCGAAGTCTGGAGCGTTAAAGAACAAACAAACAATACAGATAAAGATTTTGTCAGCTACGAATTGGTGTCCTGGGCGCAGCGAGATTTTGCAAAAATGAAAGCAAGCATGGAAATCGAGAGCATCAATCAGCTTGGTGACATGGTCGAAGAAGCTGTGAAGGTACTAGATCGCAACAAAATGGCATTGCTACTCTTTGCTGACGGCAAAGCTGCCTTGACCGGATCTGATTCCAGCGATGGACAGGTCATTTTGGCTAAGGTCGATGTGATTGTTGGTACAGAGCGCAAGCGCGCTGGAAGTTACGGTCGCGGGAAGTACGGTGGCGGTGCATTCGGCGGTGCGGCCTTTGGCATAGGAACGTTTGGGGGGTGACCCCCCCTACCCGAATTGTACGATATGCGCGGCTGTGAGTACGTCTTTCGATTTGACCTTGTCGTACACCGCCCGCGTCATCTTTGATCCCGGTGCGTGGCCACACAGCTTCTGTACGTGACGCTCCGACATATTGTTATCCAGCAGATGCGTGATGTAGGCGCGCCGCAATCCATTCCAGCCAAAAGCCTTCAGCCCAGCGCGTTTGATTGCTGGCTGCAATACCTGACGGTCGACGCACGTGCCGCGGAAGTGATTTCCCCTTGAGTTAAGGAATACGAATTTGCGGTGGGTACCTACAATAAAGCGATACTCTTTAAACGCTGTCGACAACGTGGCCCCTATCGGTACGATGCGATTGGAGTAATCAGTTTTGGTTTTACCAACCCGCGCGTTCACCGCTGACTGTGAGATGATGATGGTATCGCCGCGGACCTTTGACCACTCCAGAGCCAGTGCCTCGGAAATCCTGCATCCTGTTTCCGCACATAGTCGCAACAGTATGTGATGCCACATCCAAGTCTCAAAATCACGCTCATCACCAAAGGTGGCTTGGGTCACTGGGTCGTCGCTGAAGTTGCGATGGTGTGCCCCATCAAGAAGTTGTGCCACTTCAGCGGATGTCGGCGTGTAGCCTTGATCCACTGTGTGCATTGGTAGGTTTTTAATTTCAGCGCAGGGGTTAACGGGAATATACTCTTCAAGCACAAACCAACCCATCGCCCTGTTAAGGACACCCAACACCGAATTAGCAGTGCCAGTCTTAACTCTACTCTGCATCCAATCCTGCCATTTCAAAATGGTCTTTGGAGTTATGTGTGCGATGTTGTCTGACCCAAAATATGGAATGATATGCTTGTCGATGTACGAGCGGTTTTTATCAAATGTGGATTCCGCCAGCTGCTTTCCGTGCTTAGAGTTTTCGCGATAGTTTTTTACGTGAGACCGCATCAAGTCTTTGTAGCGTTTCATCATCTCATCCATGGCGCGCTCTTCGATGGACAGTGTCTTAGATTGCTCCAATACCTCATCCAGTTGTTTGGCCCACACCATAGGATCGACATCGTTTGGCGCGCGCTTGGTTTGCCGCTTTCCATCCTTGTCTTTGTATCTCACCTGATACTGCTCCGTGCCGTTTTTTCTAAAGTCTCCGGCATACATCCGCAGGTTTTTTCCCTGAAAAATTAGACTCATGTTTTCCCTCAATTCTAACCTAGTGTTGGCTGCAAGGGTAAACGTACGCTTACCAAAGACTTACCAACTCACGGCTAGAATCATGCGATTACACATAGAGTAAGACAATAGACATTCGGAAAATTAACTTCATAAACTATTGTTATTTATATGTTTTTTCAGAAAACGCCTTACTTTGGGTGATGCATGTGGACTGGGTAAGGGTACCTTGCCAAGGTAAATGTCGTGAGTTCGAATCTCATCGCCCGCTCCAAATTTCCCAAATTAGTGAAATATCTTGTCACATGATCCACCTGCGTTAGTTCATGCAGAAGGAGGAATTGACGATGTTTTCACCCACCCTTTTGTCGCAAATTCATGAGCTGACCAATAATTCCAGC